TTGCCAAAGGAAAAGAGAAAGCAGCTAAAAAGGGACAAGCCTAAGTAAACAAAGGGTCGTAATCTTCTAAGGACAAGCTAATGAAAGAATTAGAGCATTACGATCCTTACTTTGACATTCGTAAAGAGAAAGCTAAGGCTGGAAAAGAAGCCATAGGAGAGTTTCTTTACGATGAGGCTACTGATCCCCTTAACTACCTTGGATTAGGGGCTGGAAAGGCCGCTAAACTGCTTGGAAAGGGTATGTTTGCTGCTCTGATGGCTGGTAAAGCATCAGATGCAGATGCAATGATGTTTGGAGGGAAGTATCTCAACAAAGAACTGATCCCTCTACTTGAAAAAGCTCTTGAATCGGGAGAAAGTGCTGACAAGATTTTCAGATCCACTGGCTACTTCAAAGATCCTAGAGGTCAATGGAGAAAGTATGTACCGGATCAGGTAATCAATCCAAGCATGGATGTAGCTCAGACAATTGAAAGATTCAAGAAATTAGAAGATCCTAAGGCTTTTCTGAAACATATCTTTGAGTCTCCCGCTCTAAAGGAAGATCCCAACCTTGGTACAATCCCAGTCAAAGCAGTTCCTAAAGAATTGTCAAAACAAGGGCATAGAGGCTGGTACAATCCCGAAGAAAGGGAAGCAGCTATTGCTCAAAGACTAGACCCGTTTCAATTTAGAAAAACTGCTGGACACGAAACTCAACACGCTGTTCAGAATCAAGGAAATCTCCCTTATGCAGAAAGGGGTTCTCCAGCAAACAGGTTTGAAGTACCTAAGCAAAGACAAGAAAGGGCTGCAAACATCAGTAGACAACACGGACAACGTATCGTTAATCGTGTAGAACAAATTGCCGAGCAGAATAAAATTCCAGTTACAGAGTTGTGGAATTATCTTAATAAAATGAATCCTTCTTATGTTGATATGCCAAGAGGGATCAACAAGCAACTGGCTGAAGAACTTCAATCATTAAATAGGCAATGGTTGGATGTGAAGGTTTTCAATGATAAGTTTGAGAAACGTGTTTTTGAAGATCCTATCGAAATGTATAAAGCCAATCCAGGTGAAGTGGAAGCAAGGGTTACTGGAGAAAACATCAACAGGGATTTTCTTGAAGAAGGTCTTGCAGCTTTAAATGAAGCTTACGATAGACAAATAGGTATCAATAGAGAATGGTACCTTAACCATGAAGACTTTTTAGACAAAATCATTAACGAGTAATAAATGAAGAGGCGTCGCAGCAATTACTTCTTCTTTGCTTGGTATATGTATTTCACCAGAGGCGGATACTGTGCTTTAAGAGCATCTAGGCATATCGCAGGGTGGCATTGGTTGTGGTCGCCGGATCTTAAAAGGTGGTTTCACTTTACACCAGATGATCCAAAGGATCTTCCTCAAGCACTATGGCATAAGTTATGGTACTACGGAAGAATCAGACGAGGAGATAAAGAGGATTAATGGCAAGTCTTGATGTCAAGTTACATTCCAAACAACTTGAAGTATTCAACAACAAAGCACGTTTCAAAGTTGTTGCTGCTGGTCGAAGGTTTGGTAAATCAAGGTTAGCTGCTTGGACTCTGCTGATCGAAGCTCTCAAAAGCGATCAGAAGGATGTCTTCTATATCGCTCCTACATTCCAGCAAGCCAAGGATATCTTGTGGGGAATGTTGAAAGAACTCGGTCACGAAGTCATTTCCGCTGTCCACGAAAACACGGGCGTTATCACCTTGATTAATGGTAAGAAGATTTACCTGAAAGGTTCAGATAGGCCAGATACCATGCGAGGAATGGGCTTAGCGTATGTAGTCATTGATGAATACGCAGACATGAAGCCCTTTGTTTGGGAACAAATTCTTCGTCCTGCCCTAGCTGATGTCAAAGGTGGGGCACTGTTTATCGGAACTCCTAAAGGAAGGAACCACTTCTGGGAACTCTATAAATATGCTGACGAAGAAGAAGATCCAGAATGGTCTGCTTTCCATTTTACCAGTTTCGATAATCCGTTTCTGGCTAAAGAGGAAATTGAAGCAGCGAAGAAATCAATGTCTTCGTTCGCCTTCAGACAGGAATTCCTCTCCTCATTTGAGGCGGGAGGTTCCGAACTCTTCAAGGAAGAATGGATCAAGATTGATTCCAAAGAACCGGAAGAAGGAAACTACTACATTGCGGTAGACTTGGCTGGTTTTGAAGACTTAGCCAGTCAGGTAGCTTCAAAGAAGAAACGTCTGGACGAAACAGCTATCGCCATTGTCAAGGCTAACGAGCAAGGCTGGTGGGTTAAAGATATCCAGAGAGGAAGATGGGATATCAGAGAATGCGCTGTCAGAATCTTAAAAGCTGTCAAGGATTATCGACCAGTAGCAGTTGGTATAGAAAAAGGTTCCTTGAAAAACGCAGTGATGCCTTATCTGAACGAAATGATGAAGAGATTCAGTCTCTACTTTCCGATTCAGGAACTAACTCACGGAAACAAGAAGAAAACAGAGAGGATTTCTTGGGCTTTACAAGGTCGATTTGAGCATGGAAGGATCACACTTAATAAAGGAGACTGGAACTCCGATTTTATTGACCAACTAATGCAGTTTCCAGATCCTAGAACCCATGATGACTTGATTGATGCACTTGCTTACGTCGATCAACTAGCAGATATCGTCTTCATCCGAGATTACGAAGAAGAAGACCAAATTTTAGACAAAGCAGTAGGATTTTAAGGACTTCTAAATGCCCGATAAGCCTATCGAATACCAGATGACAGAGAATGACGAGGAGCTTGTTTCCTTCGTTATGGGTCATATAGACTCATGGAGAGATCATCGAGATACCAATTATGCTGACAAATGGGATGAATACGAGCGTCTTTATCGTGGTGTCTGGTCTGATGAAGACAAAACCCGCCAAAGCGAACGAGCAAAGATCGTTTCTCCTGCTATCCAACAGGCTGTAGACAGTCGAATCGCTGAATTATCAGAAGCAGTCCTCTCTCGTAACGAATTTTTTGATATTGATGACGATTTTCAAGACCAAGAGACTGCTGATGTAGGTTTCCTTCGCAAGAAAATGAAGGAAAACTTCAAGAAAGACAAGATTCGTAAGGCAATTCACGATATCATGCAGCTTGGAGAGATTTATGGGACTGGTATTGGTGAGATTCTGGTAGAAAAAGCCAACGAACAGCGTCCTATGAAGCAGCAAATGACACCTGAGTTCTCCGCTGTGGGTGTTATGGTGTCTGAAAGGATTGCTGTTAAGCTTCATCCGGTTCATCCGAGGAATTTTATCCCCCAACCTACGGTTCCTGACCTAGATGAGATGCTTGGATACGCTATTGAAGAGGAGGTATCTCTTGATAAAGTTGTTTCCAGCATGGCTTCTGGCGAATATAACTTATTCTCCCTTCAAGACTGCTCTACTGATTTGGATATTCAGCCTGATGGCATTTCAATCCCTTATCGAGAGAACAAAATTCGCATTGTTCGTTGGTATGGGAAAGTTCCGAAGGAATATCTGAGTAAAGACAAGAAAGAAAAGGAAGAACCTCAAGATAAATTAGCCGCTGCTCTTGAGAGCATGGGTAATGACAAGTATGAAGACTACAGCGACATGGTTGATGCAATCGTCCATATTGCTGAAGGCAGTCATCTCCTGAAAGCTACCAAAAATCCCTATATGATGGGAGATAGATGCTGCGTTGCTTATCGTCCTCAGACTCTTGCAGGCCGCTTTTGGGGTGTTGGAGCAGTAGAGAAGGGATACAGTATGCAGAAGAGTCTTGACGGCCAATTACGGTCGCATTTGGACTCTATTGGGCTTACTGGCACGCCTATGGTTGGTATTGATGCTGCTCGCTTACCAAGAGGCTTCAAATTTACGATTCAACCGGGACGTACAATCCTTACTAATGGCAATCCTGATGAGATTATCAGGCCAATCAAGCTTGGTGAGCCTACTCCTGTCAATATTGAAACCGCTCAACTGTTTGAGCGTATGCTTCAGCAAGCAACTGGAACAATTGACAGTTCTGGATTGCCGCAACAGGTCAACAATCAAACCGATGCCGGTGCAATGGCGATGGCACTGTCAGGCATTATCAAGAAACACAAGATCGCCTTGTTAAATTTTCAGGAAGACTTCCTGATTCCGTTCATTAGCCGCGCTGCGTGGCGTTATATGCAGTATGATCCCGATAATTTCCCGGTGAAGGATTGGAACTTCGTGCCAGCCTCAACGATGGGAATTATGGCTAGGGAATATGAGCAGCAGCAGTTTATTGCTCTGATGCAGACACTCGGCCCTGAAAGCCCAATCGTTCCTTTGTTACTCAAAGGAATTATTGAAAATTCCAGTCTTTCCAACAGGGAAGAACTTGGTATGCAATTGCAGCAAATGTCTCAACCTGATCCTCAACAGCAACAAATGCAGATGCAGCAACAACAGCTTCAGATGCAACTTGCTCAGGCTCAGTTAATGGAGATGCAAGCTAAAGCTCAAAAGGCCCAAGCTGAAGCTGCTCTTGCAATGGCTAAAGCTGAAGCTGTTCCTGCTGAAGTGCAAGCTAAACTGGCTGCTGCTCTATCTAACAATCTTGATGACAACAACGAAGGTAAAGACTTTGAACGTAGAGCCAAGATCACTGAACTCATGTTGAAAGAAAAAGACCTTCAATTGAAAGAACAAGATATTGTGTCTAATGAACGAATTGCTTCCATGCAAGTTGCTTCCAAAGGTGCCGAGGTCAAGACCAAGGCAGTTATTGAGAAGATGAAACTTGAGAGGGACAAAGAAGGAAATCTTACTGTAACCAAATCGAAGGAGTAATACATGGCTACTTTCACTCTTTTTCAGGACTTCAAAGAACAACTCGCTAAAGGTGTTCATAACTTTGGAACGGATACTTTTAGGGTTGTCCTAACTAACTCAGCACCCAATGCTACCCATACTGTTTTAACTGATATCACTCAGATTTCCAGTGGTACTGGTTATACAACTGGTGGTGCTACATCTACAATTGTTGTTTCTGAAACTGGCGGAACTGCGACAGTCGGTAATACTGCTTCCGATGTAGGTTGGACTGCTTCAGGTGGAAATATTGGGCCGTTTAACTATGCTGTTTGGTACAACGACAGTGCTACAAGTCCTCTTGATGCTCTTGTTGGTTACATCGACACTGGTTCTATCACCGTTGCTGATGGTAACGATGTAACTCTGGATGTTGGTGCTAACGGTCTGTTTACGATTAGTTAAGGATAGATTATGGCTTTAACTCAAGCACAACTAACAACGGTTCAACTGATTATTTGAGGACAATGATGCTTACGCAAACGCAATACGACACGATCAAGGCGGCGATCCTTGCAGATCCGACGCTT